CATTATGAGTTTTGGAGGTGGTGGAAATAGTCCACTAACAAATCATGTGCATGACAATAATCCGGGAGAGGGGGGTGCATTATCATCAACATTAACCTTAATGGGACCTGATGTTTTGTTTACTTTAATTACTGATAATACAGCTCAAGTAAATGCCAACACTGCAAATATTGGAACTAACACAACTAATATAGCTGCATTGACTGCAAATATGGGAAAATGGAACGCAAACAATACAAGCGTATTTAGAAATTCAATTTTAGCCGGTGTACCGGCAGGGGTTATTGAAACAGTATGACAGCTGGGGATATAGTATCAGACATGTTTGTTCAAGCAAACACAACTGGAATAGTAGTACAGCCAGCAGTTGGAGTAAAAGTATTGATTACTTGGATGGGTGGAGGTGGTGATGCACATGTCGATGGAGTTAACGCAAGCGGAACCAATGAAGTTAACCAGGCTTCGGGAGTTAGTACAGGTACTAATTCAATTATAAGATATCAAGAGGGTGCACAAAACATGAAATTATTTTTAACCAATACACAATATATCAGATTCAGAACTACATCGGGTGTTCACTATGTATCTTATACAGGAATTGAATTATAATGATTAATGAAAATAAAATAATAGATTTAGAAGAACCAAAAAAAGACGATAAGATAAGAGATGATTCTTTTCAAAAAGCATTAGATGAATTAAACGATTCTGAAATACAAGAGATTACAGTAAAACGCGATAGTGAGGGTAAAATAACATTATGGCATATTTTATACATTGATAATGAGGAGGTGTCTGAATGACAGAATTCTTCGCAACATTAGCATTTTTAGGAATTGGATTAACTACCATAACTGGAATTATTGCTCTTAAAATTTACAATCCTAACAAATGATTGAGTATCTTACCCCTGCATTATTGTTCTTTATCTTAGCGTTTGCTATAGAAACAAGAATGAAAGTAGCTAAACTTTGTGGTAGACTGGACAGGAAATAGAGGGGTTTAATCCTCTTCCCAATCAAACAAGACTTTACAAAAATCACATCTTATTTGTTTAATGGTCTTGATCGGAGTATCGCATTCTGGGCAATAATTTTCAATCCATTTTGACCACTTGCCTCCACTATGTAGACCATGTGCATCTTCAGTCATTTCTTTTTTGACTCCTGAATAACACTTGCAGATAATCAGACCTCGTCTGATGACCTAGGAACCACATCTGTATCATGTAATCTTCCAATAAATGACGACTTAGGACTTCACTAGTGTCATCTTGTTCATGTTGTTTTTTCATTTTTGCTAAGAGTTGTAATCTTTCAACTCTTTCTTTTTGGCTTCCCATGTTATACACAGACACACAGATACGATAAAAACGTTAGTAAATTTAACCCAACAACGTTGTTTAACTTTTTTACGTTGTAGGGTTTCACCAACCCCGAAAGACAATTCCCCCAGAATGCCTTCCCTACGGGGATAGAAAGTGTCACCACAGTAACTAAAATAAACTTAGCTGTAGATAGGTAAAAGAAGGTAATAGTAGGGGGATAGGGGTCCAGGGGAAAGGGGTAACCAAAGAGTTAATACGGTATGCATGGTATGTATAGTGTGATTGAGCAGTTCATACCCTATTTGGTCATGGTTTCTATTGTATTTGGCGGCATTTGTGCCGTTATTACTACTAGGAACATCACTAGAACTTCACCAATTAATAACAAAATTAAAAGACAGTACGATTTGTACATCGCAGACCTTGAAACGACCAACAAACGATTAACAGGTAAAGTATCACAAATGAAAAAAACAATCACTTTATCTCCTGATGAAGCAGGTGACCCATTTAGTGCAATAGGTTCCATCATAGACCAGATAGCACCGCAACTGCCACCTGCTATCAGACCACTTTTAAAGAACAAAAAGGCAGTAGAATTTGTCTCAAATTATGTACAGCAAAACCCAGACGCAATTAAATCAATTGTGGAAAAATTCACCAGCAAACAAGGAGCCAAAGCAGAGGCAACAGTACAAGAATCAACCCTGTAAAACTTGTGAAGATACACAAACTGGATTACCTTGTGGACAAGTATTATCAAACGATATTGGTTCAAGTGGCAAAGAATATTTTTCGTTAATGGACTGTCCTACCTGCAAAGGACAAAAGTTTTTATTCTAAGTAATAAAGTGTAAAACATGGTCGTTTCAAGTTTAATTAAAAACATTCTTCCTATTGCTATAGTTGGACTTGGCTTGGCTTTTTTATACAATGTAGTAACTAAACCCGGACAAGCTACACAATCAGCATCAGCATTATCAGATACATTATCAAGCTTTGGAACAGGAATTGCCGACGTAGGAACTGGAATCGGTTCTGCTTTTGGTTCCCTGGGAACTGGCTCTGCTCAATTGCTAAACCCATTATTTACACTAAAAGATTTAGTTTATGGTGATACTGCTAGTATTGTTCAATCAGAACAAAACATTACAGCAAGTAATACAACGATTGCAGATCCTACACCTAATTCAGCATCAGATAGTGAAGCAGTAACACCACAAACACCAGCAAGTAATACAATTCCACAAAACCCACCAAATGCAAACCTTAGAGGAGGATCATATAGTGGGGGTTTTCAAGCTCCAAGAGCCGCTAGTGGTGCAGTAATTCCATTTGGAGGATTTAGACCAGCAGATATTTTATCAGACGCTAGAGTAGCTACAAGTTCAGAAAAAACATTATTACAAACTTTAACAGGTGGTTTACTTGGCTAAAAAAATACGAAGTGCCAAACAAAAGGCAGCTACCAGAAAATTAGTATCATTAAACAAAAGACGTAAGACAAAGAAACGTTCATCAACGAAAAAAGGCGGAATAAGAAAAACTGCACGAAGAGCTTTTAAAGGAGTAAGAAAACGTAGAAGTATGCCACGAAAAGGACTAAAAAGTTTGACAAGTTCTAGCACACTAAAGAAAGTAGCATTAGGAGTAGGAGGGGCAACACTTGCCACTGCAATGATCTCCTTTATCGCACCAAACAGTTCAATAGCAAAATTCGCAGCTCCAGCCGGTGCATACGCACTTGGAGGTATCGAAGGTATTATTGGACAGTTCGCTTTAGGAATGTTAAGACCTCAAGCATCAGGTAACCAAAACGTAGCACCACAAATGGAGGTATTATAAATTGGGAGTTCCCATAATGAGACAATACACATTTGCAGCACCTGCCGCAATCAATCAATTTGCACTAGCAACTGATGATGTCACTGGCTTAAGCGTTCAACAATTGAATAAAGACAATGCCATCGTTGATTATGTTAATGCGCAAAATCCAGCAGGTACAGCACAATACCAAACAAGGTTGTTCATAAACAACTTAGAAGCAGGTCCAACATTCTTCTCAACCAACTCTAGCAGTGCTAGTGCAGGAAGAACAATACCGGGACCATTGCCAATATCTGTTCAAGGTAACAGCGGAGGCAAGCAACTAAGTTATTCAACAGCTCAAACAGTACTTGGTGGAGGTGTAGCTGCATATCAATTCATTGTCAAATACGCAAATCTATTTTGAGGTGTTTCAGTAAATGCCAACTAATATCCAAGGCTTCGAAGTCTTAACTAGACCAAAAGATACAAGCATTGAATCTTTTCCTATTTTTATTACAGTACCTCAAGGAACTCGCCGCATTGTCACATTCCCAACAGAATTTAATGCAATTGCCATATCGCTTCAGATTGAAAATCAAGATGGTGGTAACTCTTGCAGTTATAGAATCAATTCATCTACAAATCCTCTGGTAAACATTCCAGCTTCTAATTTCAGATCTTTTGCAGATATGAATATTGTTTCTGTTGAAGTAGTAGCGGGGGCTACCGGACCAGTTATTTTACAAGGTCAAATGGCATCTTTACCAAAACCAACTTTACCGGAGTTTAACTCATTATGAGTTTTGGAGGTGGTGGAAATAGTCCACTAACAAATCATGTGCATGACAATAATCCGGGAGAGGGGGGTGCATTATCATCAACATTAACCTTAATG